CTCCGGAAAACGAAAATTAAAAAAAGCTACAAGCTACAAGCAGCAGGCAGCAGGCCACAAAAAAGCCACAAACATATGGGAGGATGCAATTAGAAAGTTATGAAAGTATCAGAAGCTGAAAAGATAACCGGGGGCCTGTCAAAGCCTTCTAAGATGCCAGGGTTTAGTTATAACTTGCCCGCGACTCGCTGTAAGACCGGCGCGAAGCTGGTGAAGGTACCAGGCAGCACCTGCGCCGGCTGTTACGCATTGAAGGGCCGGTATAGATTCAAGAATGTACAGGACGCGATGGACCGGAGGCTGGCAGCAATTGATCATCCTCAGTGGGTGAATGCAATGGCAGTCCAGATTAACAGCAGGTTGAAGCATGGCCACGGCTGGTTTAGGTGGCACGACTCCGGGGACCTACAGAGTGAAGAGCACCTGTTGAAGATCTTCGAGGTATGCAGGTTAACCTCAGGCGTCAAGCATTGGTTGCCGACACGTGAAGCGCAATTTTTAAAATTATTAGATCCTGCCGAAGTTCCGCCAAATTTAACAATTAGATTCTCCAGTCATATGATTGGACAGCGTCCTGTGGGTTGGTTCCCGTGGACCAGTACAGTCGGAGAAGACGGCGCAAACAGGACCAGCCATGTCCAGGACAGCAGGCTGTGCCCGGCGTCAAAACAAGGCAACAAGTGCCAGAGCTGTAGAGCATGCTGGGACAGAAAGGTGAGCAATGTCGAATACGTCAAACACTAAGAGAACACAAAAAGATCCTATGATGATCAATCATAGAGAATGGTGCCAGAAGGAGGGCCGGTCCATCCAGTGGTTTCATGAGCTGCCAGCTGAAGAGCTGCACGCGAACAACGCTGAGATGTTCGTGGAAAGCGCCAAGCCACAAGCTGCAGGCGTCAAGCCGGACAATTTAAAATTAAGTAACAAGCACCAAGCCACAAGCGTCAAGCGTCAGGCTTCAAGCTAAGCAACAAGCGCTCTATGTGGGACCAATCATCGAGCGCCAAGCAGCGTGCTTCGCGGTGATCAGTCAGCAAGCCGAGGATCGCGGCACTCTCATAAAGTTTTATGGACAGAGGATCGAGGGTCTTTAGCAAGATAAAGTTACGCTTCGGACGAGTTAGATGAAATAGTTTTTGGTGCGGAGAAAAGGATACTTTGTGAGTCTTTGTAACCTTCAACTCACACATAAAAAAACCACAATTATTATTATATCCCAAGCAATCTGGAACACCTGGTGATGCCCAAGATTCTAATCTAGTCCAAGAAATATTGGGGGTATTCTGGCGGAGTAAACGCCATAGTTTCGACTCTTCTTTCATCGTACACCTTGTAAACTTGTTTTACAATTAGGCTTGTTCCATCTGGAACAGGTTGGTCTGCGGATGCGCCAAACAACCCTAATATTACTAATAAAGTTTTCATTCTTGCTATGTACGCCAATTTACGATAATAGTCAATAATTATGGGTGTACCTAAAAAACTATCTGAAAGACAAATAAAGTTTGCAGAATTGCTTGTATATAACGAAGGGCGTAAGAGTCCAGCGGAATGTGCAAGAGAAGCAGGCTATGAATCTAGGCCTAGACAATCAGCATCAGAGTTAAGGAATCCTAGAATATATCCTTTAGTTGTAAAATACATAGGAGAGTTAAGAGCAGAAGTACAAGAGAAGTATGGTGTAAACTTTGAAAAACATATTACAGAACTTGCAAGAATTAGAGACGAAGCTAGAAAGAAAGGTGCTTGGTCTGCAGCTACAAATGCTGAAGTTGCAAGAGGTAAAGCCGCTGGATTGTATGTAGATCAAAAGATAATTAAGTATGGAAATTTAGATCAGTTAACTGAAGAAGAACTAGAATTAAAAATGAAAACTATATTAGATGATCACAAACTAATTACAGTAGAACCTTCTCCATCTTTAGAATCACACCAAGAGGAAACACATTCCGATCAGAAAAACACTCCTCAGACTCATCATAAGAACTAAACGTCCAAAGATATTTTTTATTCTTCTTGTATAGATATGCCTGTGTACGCATGACTGATGGTGCAAACTTATCAAACTCTTCTGGTGTTGCATGCGAAGAATCGCCGGTGATATCAACCCACTTGATGGAATAGAAAAAGTATTTCTTTTTACCTATCTTTGCATATTTGTATTTTGATTTTTTTCTGCGTCTTGGCATTTTTATACTATAAGGGAGATTTTACCCAAATAAAGTGTTTTTTAAAAACAAAAATACCCTCGCGCGCGGGATAGACCCTCTAGAATTGTTGTATACCAACGCTTATTTGACCTCTTGGTAGACACCCTCTAGAAGTGTTGATATAAGCCACTTTTTTTCTACCACCACCACCGCGCCTGATGAAGTTTGTACAAAAAGTTTTTCTATTTGCCCAAAATTTCTCTTATGGTGGTAGAATACTGTTGCATAAATGCAACACTGTTGCATAAATATCACACTAAATGTTGATTTTGTGGTGCTAGCCGGTCGGAGTAGACTGGTGGACCAATAGAAACCACCAGAACATAAATTCCGACTAACACCTTCCCGAACAGTCTCTTGTGGGAAACTTGTTAAGTTTTTCTGAATGATGGCGAAATTATGTCCGTTTTTTGGTCTTTATGTGGCTTTACCACTACCATCACCGAGGAGTCACCTATAATATTTGACTCCCACACTTCAATTCTTCTTATCTCTTGTAGTTTACCATCAGGCATTTCTATATAGATTCTAGAATTACTGACGGCATTACCTTTCTTACCATCAGTAAATTTATCTAAATACTCTTGTAAATGCTTTGTAAACATTAACTCTTACCTTTAAAGAATAATTTTAGAAACTCCATATATGCTTTACCACCATTATACTCTTCATCTTCTTCTTTTGGCATAGGCACATCTGCGTTTCTATACTCTTCTTCTATTGTCATTGGTATTGGTTTCTCTTTGTCTTTCATTAATGTAATAGTTCCTTATCATCTGGACCATCTGCAGGTTGCTGACCTAACTCTAAAAATATCTTCCAGTCGCTTCTTTTTGCAAATCCACAACTATCAAACACAGCCGCTGCTTCATCTCCATCTTTACAATTAACAAATAAATTTATGTTTAACACTATATTGTGAAACACATAAACTGTTCCTTTACTTTCTCTGTCTACGTCTTTGTACATATTATTTATATGTTTTTCTATGCTCTTTATTTTTCTTGTTTTCTTTCTCATTTAGGTTCCTTTCCTTTTGTTACTGTAGATATGAAATGACCTTTCTTATTGGTATATTCAACTACAAACTCCTTATTAGGATCTAGTTTAGAACGTAGTTTTTTAAAAGACATAGCTTCCATATCTTTTATCTCTGTTACGTTCGGTCCAGTTTCTCTAACTTTGTATTTATATCTCATATTTACCTTTCTACTTATTTATATAGGAAATTCTGTTGTACTTGTCAAGTCTTTCTAACCATTTATATTTAAAATTTCTTAATTCTTTTCCTTCTAAAATAAACTCTTGATAATAGTTATCTGCACTACACATCATAATGACAAATTTATCTATGTAGGTACCATATATAGTATCATGGGCCATACAATACGCAGCACCTTGTAAGAAGTAATCTTCTATCCACTCTCTACGTTTTGGTTTATTTGTTTGTTTAAAATCTATTATTGCATCTGACCCATTATGAACACCTGCTAAATCTGTTTGACCCGCATACAACCCTGGGTAATGCACTGTAACTTCTGTGCCATAATACTCTGATACATTAGACAATCCACGTTCCGCGATCACCTCTGCCATAGACGTTGCCTGTGTACCTATGTCAGTTAGATCTTTGTATCCCTCGCCAATAATCATATGTTCAAGAATCTTATGCATTGACGAACCACGATTCGCGGCCCGTTGTTTTATCTCATTGGCTCTTTCTTTACCTTCACGCGCTATCCATCTATCTAAACTCTTTCTTTTCTCCTCAGGCATAGTCGCAGATAATATCGTAGTTACAGATGGTAGTTTATTTTTACCAATAACATAATGTCTTTTACCTTCTACTAATTCTCTATTTGTACCAGGATATACAAATTTATTTATCTTCTTTAGTTTCATAATCTCTACTCTTAAACGACTCTTCGGTTATAACCACACCTTTCGGTTTACCAAAAATTTCGTCCCACCTTTTTCTATACAAGTCATTAGACACACGCGACTTGCCATCATGTTTTCTACCTTTTTCTTTTTCTTTACTCATCAGTGTTTCATAC